AGTAATTCTTTAATTAGAATAGGGAATGATTCCGTAGCAAGTGATCAATTTGGATTAACAATAAGACATAATGGAAGAATAGGTATAGGAACAACAAATCCAACACATGAATTAAATGTAGTTGGAGATATAAACATTACAGGATCTTATTACGGAGATGGAAGTAAACTAACAGATATAGAATTCAACTTTAATCAATCAGACATTCAATTTAACTTCAACCAGTCAAATATTGCTTTCAATTATAATCAAACAGGTTTAGAAAGAAATATCTTCGATCAAGATTTGAATACAACAAGTAATGTTGTTTTTAATACAATAAATGGAGCAACTATAACAACTGTTGGAGTAGGAATAATCGGGGGGGATTTAGCAGTAAATGGAGGAGATATAATTTCATCAAGTGGAGCTATGAGATTTATAGGTTTGGCTGTAACTACTGGAACTTTAAATGCACAAGCTACAACAATTACAGGAGATTTAACAGTTGATTTAAGTACGTTAAAAGTTGATAGTACAAATAATAGGATAGGAATAGGAACAGTAAATCCAACACATGAATTAAATGTTGTGGGAGATATAAATTTGACAGGGGATATTTATGGTCAAAATTTGTTAAGTGTTCATACTAATGATGGGAGATTGAATATTTTAACAGATACAGGTTCAAATGGTTTTCTTATAGATGGAGATACAGGTCTTCTTTTTTATGGTGGAAATTTGAATTTAAAAACTAGATATGATAACGATATTATTTTAGGTAATAATTCTAATGTTTGGATGACTATTAAAGATGGAGGTAATGTAGGTATAGGGATAACAACTCCTGCTGTTAAATTACAAGTAGGAGATACAGATGCAATATTAATTGACCCGACGGGTACAGTTCAATTGTCCACTTTATCTGGGAATGCAGGTGGATTAAGACTCTCCTCTGGTGTATTAACAATGGATAGTGCGGCGGCGATGAATTTAGACTATAATACTAGAGGCTTGACAGGTGGGAGAGATTTTAGAATTCAACATGATGGAACAGCTGTTTTTACAATAGAGGGTGGAGATAATATTGGTAATGTGGGTATCGGAACAAATACTCCAACACAAAAACTTCAAGTGGTAGGAGATGTAAATATTTCTGAAGATAGTAATAATTTAGTTTACATAGATAATCATGGGAATATACAATTAATAGCTGGGTCTTCAGAATCAAATCCAACTTTATCTTGGGCATGGGGATTTAATAGTTATATAGCTAATATTTCTTTACCTTATGCAACAAGGGCAACTGTAGGAATGACAATAGGTACAGCTGCAAGTTATCCTGTTACTTTTTATACAGGAGGAAGTCAAGCAATGCACATTGGAACTGATGGAGATGTAGGTATTGGTACAATCAATCCTATATATGATTTACACGTTAATAGAAGTGGAGATGCAATACTTGCGTTAGAAAGTAAGAATAATGGATCTACTTCCGGTATTCAATTCATAAGAGAAAGGAAATCAGCACCTGGTATTAAAGGTGGATGTATTGGTTTAGATTCAAATACATGGACAAATAATGCTGAAATATTTATGGATGTTGATACTTCTGTCGCTTGTGGTCAATCTTTTGTTAACCAGCAAAGGTTTTCTATTAATTCAAATGGTAATGCTTTCTTTGGAAATTTAAATGTTGGTATTGGAACTACAACCCCAGACGATAGATTAGAAGTTGTGGGTAACTTTAGTATTAGTGAAGGTGCAAACAAAGCTCAATTTATAGTAAATGGAAGTGGACTTCACATAAGTGTAACATAAAATGAAAAGTAGAGTAATTCCAATAATGTTAAGTATAATGATGGTATCAGCATTAGTTGGAGCAAGTTGGACTACAACAATTTATGAGTTTACTCCAAAGTATGATGCACAGACTACTTTTGGATTTATAACCAATGATAGTGATAGTTTGAAAATAAAACAACAATCAGGTTTTAATCCAGATACTTTTGGATTAATGAGTTTCAATATAAGTACAATAGATGATACTTCTATAATATCAGATGTTTCTTTAAATTATACAAGTAGATCTGGAGATGCGAATGAATGGGTTGCAACAAGAATGAATGGAAGTGATGTAAATAACAATGCAGATTTTGTAGCAGTAATAGGTTTAAAAGATGCTGAAGGAAATTATTTTAATGATATAGGATTAACAGCACATGAAAACGAACAAACAACTTTGGGAGCAACAGGTATTTCAGATCTTCAAGATCAATTAAGTGTAGATTATTTCACTACTGGTTTTACTCAAACCGTTTTGGCAACGGATGAAGATTGGTCAATAAATAGTTCAGAAAGTGATACACCTCCCCTATTAATTGTAGAAACAGATTGTTCTTATAGTGGAAGTGGAGATTGGATAATAGGAACAACTTGTATTATGAGTGGAGAAGAAGTAACTTTAGCTAGTAGTGATAACCTTTTTATAACTTCAAATGGTTATTTAGATATGAGGGAAGGAAGTAATGTAAGTTTCACAGGTTCTAATCAGTTTATTAATATTGATATTGGTGGAAATGTAAATGTTTGTAAAGGATGTGCTTTACCAAAATGAAAAGACAAATAATATCAGGACTATTAGCACTAGCAACTTTAACAAATTGTGGAGGTAGTTCTAATAGTAAAGAAGAAACTTCCCAACCAACAGAATTAGTTTACACAAATTCACAAGAGATTCAAGATAGGTTTATAGTTAATGAAGGAGTAGGTAATGTTTATGTTGGAAATGCTTTAACAGAAGATCCTAACTCAATAATAGCAAGTTCATTAAGGAATAACGAATTTAAAGATAGTTTTACTTTAAGGGCTTTAGATGATATAACTAATATTTATGTTACACATAATCCTACACTAAAAAGTAATTCTTTCACAGTAAATTCATTAAGGGATATGGAAACCATAAGTAACTTGTATGATAGACCAAGTAAGGTTTGGATAGATGAAGGACATTATGGTGGTGATGCTTTACCAATAATATTATTGAATCCAGTTCAAATAGAAGGAGAAGGAAAGAACAACACAAGTATAGAACCTTTTATTGTAGGAATACAATATATGGGAGTTAAAGATCTAACAAGTATAGGAGAATACTTTGATTACTTTGGTGAGGATGAAGCAGGGAGTTTTCTATTTTATGCTGGGGGAGAACTATATGATTCAGTATTTACAGATTTAGGAGCTATGGGAATTAGTTCAGGACATGATTTTACAATGAGCAATGTTTTATTTCATAATATAGATAATCCTTTCCATGACACTTCTTTCTATTTTCAAGAAGATAATAACTCAACAAGAGCTTTAAGTGATATAGATATTTCATATACAACCTTTGAAGATTTACCAATAGCAATGTATGTAACAAAGAAAGCAAATATAGGAAATGTAGAAGCTTCAGATAAAGGTAATAATACCTTTAGAGATGTAGGTATAGCAATTTATTATAGTTCAGATAACACAGAAGATAGTTTTGCCGAAGGCAATTACTGGGCGGAGAGTTTCAATGAAGGAGGTGTAGAATGAAAGATAAAATATTAATAACAATGATTGTAATGACTTTATTAGTTGTAAGTTTAAATGTAGCTAGTGCAGGGCAAGTATATCAACAAGATACAGATATAGATTTGAAAGTTCCATGCTTGAACAATAATACTTATTGTTCTCAAGCAACCACTTGTAATATTACTATTATAGATTCAGAAAGTGTAGTTATAATTGATAATCAGTTAATGCAAAACCAAACAGCTTACCAGAGCTATACATTCAATGTTACACATAGTGCAAATAGTGGAGAGTATACTAGAAATATTATCTGTTCAGATAATGGAGTTCTAGGTTATGCTTCAGATACTTTTATTATTACACCAACAGGAAATGCTTTTGATGATGCTTCCTCGTTTGCAAACACAATAATACTATTACTAATGTTTGGAGTTACAATATTCTTTTTAATATTCTCTAAGCAAACAGTTAATCCTGCAATACAATTATTCTTTAATCTAATAAGTTACCTAACTATGACATTAACTGTTGGAGCAGGTTGGGTGTTATTACAAAATTCAGGAGTTCAAAGTAATATTTCTCCTCTAATCACAACGCTACTTTATATTGTAGCCCTTGTGTTTATAGTAATAATGTATTATGTAATGATGAACGTAACAAAACAATCTTTAGCCCTTTGGAAAGAGAAAAAAGGAATGGGAATAGAAGAATATGACTATTGAAAAGAAATCAATTAGTCTTAGAGTGGATTGGGAATTTTATGAGAAATATCTTTTGAAAATAAAAAATGTGGAAGGTTGTAGTATAACTTATGCTTCCAAAATACTAAGAAAAATATTAGATGATGCTGGTGGATTAAAAGATTATGATTAAGTTTAATTGTGTATTGATATGTTATAATATATAACATTATGTTATAAGGGTTTATATATAATTAAATTAAATAAGTTTTATGGGAAATTTTAAATTTTCTGGGAATTATTTTAATTTGTTTGAAAGGAGGTTTTATTAAACTATGAAAAGTATTTCTGAACACATGAAAAGTGTTCATAAAAATAAGAAAGGACTTGGACTAAATGATATGTATGGTGCAGTTTTAACAATAGTATTAATTGGTATTGTTTTAGGTATTGGATTGTATGTATTAAGTCAAGTAGAATCTAACATAACTGGTGGTTCAACTGAAATTAACACAACTATAAGTGGATTAGGTGGATTAGCTTCTTGGATTGCTGTAATTGTTGTAGTAATAGCAGCATCTGTTGTATTAGGTATTGTTATAAGTTCTTTTGGTGGTGGAAATAGGAGAGGAGTTTAATTCAGTAAATGAAAAGTAGTTATAAGAAAGGTCAAATGAATTTGCAAGGATTATATGGTGCAGTATTATTATTCGTAACGATTGGAATAATGATAGGTATTGGAATATTTATCCTTCAAGAAACTGCTGATGCTACTTCAACAACTGCGTTTACTGTCGTAAATGAATCTCATACAATCAGTACTATTGATGATGTAAATGGTGTTGCCTTAACTGGTTCTAGTGTTTGTGGTTCACAATTATTTGTAATTACTACTGTTATTAATGATAGTAATACAGTTATTGTTGCTGCGAATTATACTGTTGGAATTGACAATGGATTATTTGGTAATTTAACTGGAGATTCAATGGGTGGAACTGAATGGAACATAACATACACATATACTGGTACTGCTGATAACTCAACTACAAGTTCTTGTAGAGCTTTGACAACTGTCGGTACAGGTATAGGTGGATTTGCTGATTGGATAGCCGTAATAATTGTTGCACTAGCTGCTGCGATTGTATTAGGTATTGTTATAAATTCTTTCGGAAGACGAGAATCTGTATAAATTATTATTTTACCCCAATGTTTGTGGGGTTTTCGGAGGGGGGATAAAATCCCCCTATTATATTCATGGAACGAGAAAAGAAATGATAACTAAACGAAAACGAAAGAAGATAGTGAAAAGGTTAGCACCTGCGTTAATATTAGCTGGTGGTGCTGTGGGTGCTTCTGTGATAGGTTCTGCACTCCCAGGTGATACTGGTGCTGGGTTAAGTGCTGCTGGAAGTGGAATGGCAGGATTTGTTGGACCTGCTGTAACTGTTGGTGGTGGAATGATATTGATTGATACACTTCAGGAATTAGATCCTCGAATGCGAAAAAGGAGGAGAAGATAATATGGGATATATAATAATGTATAAAAATAGATATGGTGAAATGACTAAAAGTGGTAGAATGAGGAAAAATGCTGAACAATGGGATAGAAAATCTTATGCTACAAAAGCCGCAGCACAAGGTGTAATTAAAAGAGCTGTTGTAAAATATACTAAAAGTAAATTTCCTTTAAAGATGTCTGAATTTAAAATAATAGAGCGTGGAAATTCAAATCAAGGAAGTGTTTTTAGTATAAATAAATCAATGAATTTTAGATTTTAAGATGAAACTAACACAACACCTAAAACACATTTTCATTACTGGTAAGTCCAATATGTTATTATTCTGGTTATCTTTCGGAACTGGAATGGTGGTGGGAATTTATGGTTAATAAAATGAGAAGGAGGAAAAGATAATATGGTAATGAGAAAAAGAAAATTTGCTGGTTGGGGAATGAATGGGAAACCATTTACAAAATTACAATTTGCAAACTCTTATATAAAAACAGCACACAAACCTTTTAGTTATGCACAATATATTGCAGAAGTTAGAACTGCATTAAAAAGTAGAAGTGTAAAAACAAAAAGAGGAATGAGGGCGGCAATGAGGTAATATGATAACGCAAAAAGAAAAACTAGAGTATTATCGTAATCGGAGAAAGATAGATGAAATCATATTGAGAAATGTAAAAAGAAAGAAACATATTATTTATGGTGCGAGGGCAGTTAATCAACAAGTTAAAAAACCATTAAGAAAGACAACAGTAGATTATGATATTTATTCTAAAACACCAAAGAAAACAGCTGAAAGAGTTGAAAGAAAATTAGATAAAAAATTTGGAGGTAATTATTTTAAAGTTGAAGAAGCGCAACATAAAGGAACTTACAAACTTAAATCAAATGTAGATAAAATTGGTTATGCAGATTATACTAAATTAAAAAAGGAAATAAAAACTATTAAACGAGATGGAATTAAATACGCACATATCAATCACCAATTATCTCAAATAAAAAAATCACTTGTAGATAAGGAAAGTAAATTCAGACACGAGAAAGATAAAGAAACTCGACAAAGAATTAAATTGAATGAGATTAAAGTTAAAAGAAAAAGAACGAGGAGTAGAAATAATAAAATAGATTTAAATATTTTTAATTATAAATGGTAATACAAATGATAAGGAGGAAAAGATAAATGGAATTAAAAGCACCTAAATCAAAACCAATAGTTCCAAAAACTTTAGACTTCGATAAAACACATAGAAAAGTAAGAAAGTCATTGGTTAAGAGTGGTAAAGAATATAATATTGAATTTTAATATTTCCCTTTTGGGTTCGTTTTGTTTTGAGTAGTGTAGGAATTACTTACTTCCAATATTGTAATAACTTTGAAACTTATAATAAATAGGTGATTCCTGCACTTTCACTTCTGTAGAATTAAATATATAAGATTGACCTGTTTCAAAATTATTACAATAACAACTTAATCCAAATTCTTCTGCTGCAAACTTTAAAGGGTTTGTGGTTAATTCTTCCACATAAATTACAGTATATACCATTAATGCCATAATACTAATCCAAGCTAAACCTACTACAACTAAACCCCATTTATATCTAATTCTAGCAAAAGGTGTTGCTTTCAAGTAATCCTCATAAGTTGGTTGTTCCCAAGTCATTTATAGATTACCTCTTTAAAAATTATAAAATAACTTATTATACCCATTACTGCAAAACCAGCTATTAATCCTATTACAAATCCAGTAATGAAATCATAATTAAAAACTACCATTTGCTCCAGTATTTTCTATTGTATTTTCTTTCCATTTTATTTATGAACATATCTCGTTGATAATCTACAATGTAATCTAAGATCATTTCCCTTCTTTCGTCTTGATTTGCATTTCCATATGATAGTTTAAACTGTATTTTTATTCTTCTTCTTTCCAATAACTTCATTGTGAATATGAGTGGGAGTTGGGTATTGAAAAAGAGGTGATAAGAGCTGTATAGCTTTGTTGCGTAATCACCCAACTCCCTTTGCAACCATGATGACATGGGGGAAAGATCATTGTGAGAAAAACCCCCCATGAATATGATCGAAGGGGTGTTGAATAAGGACTAATGAATCCCTCTCGCCACACCCCCTCGTTTTTTAGGCGAGTATATTTATACTACTGTATAATCATTTTTCGTTCCATCTGATTTAACTACAACAGTAAATTCAACATTTATTAATTGGTCATTATTCTTTGTTGCTAACTCAATTAATTGTCCATATGTTGAAGCAGGTGTAGCACCTTTTCCAAATGTCCAAGTCTTTTCTTCTTCATTAACTAATATTTTAATCTTAAATTGTTCAGTAACTTCATCTGGTTCTCCTTCTTTCTTTCTTACGAAAGGATCGGTTTCTTCAAGTTCTGTCAATGCTTTTATCTTGAATTGACCAGGTTTAGGTTTCCAATAATTTCCGCCTTCCTTGATTCTTTTTAATTCTTTTTGATAGTCCATTTTAACTTACCTCCTTTTGTTCTTATATAAATTTAAAGTTTCTTGTGCTTCTTTACTCATCTTTTATCTCCCTTATACTCTAAACCAAGTGCTTCAATTTCTTTTTTTATCTTTTTATCTTCTAAATCTAAATTATTGTTTAAATATATTTTAAATCTAATCATCATAATAACCAAAGCTATTATTAATAATAATAATAATAAGGGAGATATCATACCCTTGACCTCTTACCTTTAGTGGTTATTTGGCGTTTTAAGGGGCGTGGTTTGATTTTATTAGGTAAAACTACCCAATCACTTAGATCAACAGTTAAACCTTCTTCTAGGTTATATAATCGAGTTTCTTTCTTTGTGAAACTTATTACTAAGGAATTACCATATTTTGTTATTGTCTTTAGAAAATTCATGTGAAGAAACCTTCTTTTGTAAGTACAATAATGATAAATAGAATAATTATGAATAAAATCATAAAATAATATATTAATTTTCTTTTAAGTTCAGGATCTAGTGTCATTTTTTAATATATAAGTGAGTAATGGGTTTATTTCACCCCACTCTCTTTTCTTTTGTTGTTTATAGTAGTTTAATATGGTTTATATATGTTTGTATTAATTGAATAGTTACAGGAAATAATGGGTTACTAATCTATTATGAATTATTGGTTTTCCAAAAAGAGATAGAACATATTCAAATTTTAAAGGAATTATAACAGATTTTATTTCCTGATGCTTAATTAATTTATGAATATTATTTCTTATACTCCCAATCGATAAATTTAATTTTTTAGATATATCTTTAGAAGTTATGGGTTTTTCCAATTTTTCCAATAAATTTATTACTTTTTGTTGTGACATTTTCAAAAAAGATAGACAAGACACATAAGACAGGTATTTCAATATGGGGAAATAACCGAGAATTGCTGTCTTGAATTTTTCAATAGTTTTAATACTTCTTCTTGGGTTATTTTATTTTATTTTACCTTGAGATTTATTAAATTGTAAGGACTGTTAGGGTTATACTGTAAATCATAGAGATAACGACCTCCTATAGAGTCTAAAATAACCCCCCAAACCCTAACATTTTTAAGATTTCCATTTAATTCCTACCCAAATAAATTCATAGTTTTGACCATCTAAAGCAAGATTTTTCCTTTCTTCAGAAGCACCATATATTTGTTGTAATGTATTTTTAATAACTATATCAGATTTAGAAAGAACTTTATGTTGTTTACAATATTTAGCATACTTCTGCCTTAATTCTTTTTTACTAATCATTCCTTCCCCATCTTCTTCCATATTTTCATAACAAAACGCCATAAAACTATTACTTTTTCTAATCCATAAATCTTTTACTTCTTCACTTCCTTTTGTAGAACTAAATTTCTTATTTTCAACTAATTCATCCAATCCATCTAGGAATTTATTTAATAATCCAGAAAGTTCTTCTGGTGTTGTAATTTTAGATATAATATTTGGATCTTTTATTTTAAGAAGAGTTTGATCTTCTGATTTATCAAATTCCTCTTGTGTGATAAAAGTAAAGGGAAACTCTAGTAAAACCCACCTATCCCAAAACCCTTTACTCATATCATAAACCATAGGTAACTCATTACAAGCGAAAACAAACTTTGAATAATTCTCGAAAACAATATCTGTATAGTATTTCCTTTTACCTGAAATTAAACTCCTTCCAGTTAATGCCTTAAACATTGAAGTATCTTGTAAATCTTTATTACTAATATCTCCTGCTAAATTAATCTTCTTACTAAATAATTCTGAAACTGAAGAATCTTGTGCCTTTAATGAATTTAAAGTAATTGCAGAACAATTTTCAATACCTATAATTCTCTTAAATAATTCTAATGTTTTATCTTTTCCATTTCTACCATTACCCACAAACATAAATGCCTTTTCATAAGTATATTCATTTACTAAAGCAAATCCACCAAGTTCGTAAATAACTTTAACATCTTCTTCATAAGATAAAACTTCTCCTAAGAACTTTTCTATTTGTGGACAAATGGCAGAAGGATCATAAATTACTGGAAGTTTATTAAAAAAAATCATTTCAGGATTAAAAGGTTGGATTGTTCTATTTCTAATATCTAAAATTCCATTTTGAACTGGAACTAAATAAATATGGGTTGTTTTGAAAAACTTAGCTGGTTCAATAAAAGTATCTGCTTCTATTTTAGCAATGGCTAAATTATAATAATATATTGAAAAACTTTGATTTAATAATCTCCTTAATAATTCCTTAACTTCACTACGACCTTGTGGCACATAAATTCCTTCTTTATATACCCACATTTCACTTTTCAAATCATCCTTAGTTGTGTAAATTTTTAATGTGTTTAATATATATTCCACTAGAACTTCACTTGCTTCACCTAATTCTTTATCTTTAATATGTGCTAGAAATCTTAATTTATATCCCTCGTCTTTATGTTCTTCAAAAGAAATAATTTTATCACCACTTCCTTGTTCATAAGTTTCAATTTGTCTAACTTCCACATCAATCATCTTTAAACAACCTCTCTATTTCTTTTTTTTGAATAGGAATCCAATCTTCTAATATTTGTTCTCGTTGGTGTTCTTCATATTTGTGGTAATCTTTTTCTGTCATATTTCATTACCCCAACTATCCCAACCTTTAGTTTTTTCTCTAGCAAATAATTCTATTCTAGGTAAATCACCCATTAGTTCAACTATTTTATCTCTAACACAATCAGGTTTCTTACTATGTTCTTCAACTGGATTATCTATAACTTGTGAAACACTAGCAGATTGTCTAACTGGTTTTCCTTTAGTTGCTATTAAACATAATTCAGAATTTGACCTTGTCCAATTTCCTAATCCAAAATGATACTTATCTCCTGTCTTACTTTTTTTAACCCAATTAAATCCACAAGTAGAATATTTAAAACCCCATGATTCAATTACTTCAAATACATCTTTTAACATAGGGAATGTAACCCATAAAAATAAAATACAATTATCATTTGCTAAATTTTCTACTGGTAGCTTTTTTATTTCTTCTATTTCCATTCCCTTATAATAAATAGATTGATTCTTATTACCTCCAGCAAAATACTTCCATGGAGGATCTGCATAAATTATAGAATACTTTCTTTTTGATTTTTCTAATTTAGGTGCATCTTTAAATTCTTGAATAACAGCTTCCCTTTGTTGTTTCTTTTTAAGATTTGTATAAACCTTACTTATAGAAAGTTCTTTGTTTCCACTTCTTAATTCCTTCTTAGTTTCTTCATCTGCATTATCACGAATAAATTTAACTTTATGTACTGTACCACTTCCTACTTTAGATTTTTCTGCAATAATATCTCTAGTTTTTCCTTGAAAGGTGTCAATATTGACACCTTTACCTACTCTTCCTCCATAAATATCTTCTTTCTTTAAATTCAATTCAACCCTAGCATAATCTGGAATATTCCTTCTACCAAGTTGATTATCAATCATCCATAGAATTGCTTCATTCTTATCTTTAAACTTCCTTTCTTCAGATTTAAATTTAATGCTATTTAATTTACAAATAGAATATCTATTATGCCCATCAATAATAAATCCATTCCAAGTTAATATCCTTTCATTATTTCTCCAACCTTCTTTCTTCAAATTACTTTCTAATTGTTTTAATTCATCTTCAGCTAATGGTGGAATTAAATCCCTTAGTTCATTATCTATCTTGATTTCCATTGTTTAGAATTCTCCTTGTTAATTTTATCATAATATGTCTTAAGTTCTTCAATAGATTCCATTTGATTTTCAGAAGGATACCACACACTCCATGTATCTTTCCTAACTGAAGTACGGTAAATAACTACCAAACCCACCTCACCCGTTGATTTATCTACCCCAATTAATTTAATATCTCCTTTATCTAAAATGATTCTTTTATTTAAAATAGTAATATTATTTTCTCTTTCATAATTTGTTTGATTAATCCAATTTAATGCTTCATTAAAATTCATTGCCACACCGCCTGTTCTTCATATTCTTCAAACCTTAAAATATCTACATAGAATAATTTATCTCCTTGATCTTTTCGAGTTCCAGCAAAACCAAAAACCTTAATAAAATTTTCATCAACAACCACAATATCACAAAAATAAAAATTATTATTTATATCAACTATAAATGCTTTAGTATTTGTATCTAGAAAAACCTTTGCCTTCATCCTTAATCTTTCAACCTTATCCTTTAATCTTTCAACCTTATCCTTTATTCCTTGTTCCATACTTTACATTTATTTTTTTACTTATTTAAACTTGTGTAACCATTTCAAAATGAAAGTTTCAAATCCATATATTTCTTCTTCCAATTATCTCTTGATTTTATTAATTCTTCTATTTTCATATATTGTTTTGCAAAAATATCTAGTAATTCATTGTAAGCATTAATACCAAATTTCTTTTCTAGTTCTTTAAGTTGTTGGGGTATTGCTTTCATTAGACGTCTGTGTGTGCAATAAAGTTGTACAATGCGTTGCCTGGTTTTGGACAGGTTCTACATTTGAGTATCGCACTCATAAACCACGTTATTTTTATTTATAAACTTAACTTTTAAATTCTGTTTTAACAATTATTAAATTACCAAGCACATCATAATCATAACAAGTACAAACTCCATTTTCATAATCTGCGTCTGGGTTTTCACTACAAGTATTGTAGTAACATTCATTAATAGCTTTATTTTCAGAAGCTACTGAATAATAACTTAGACCAATAAATAATGATTGAATTACAAATAAAGTTATAAATATAATTGCTATTGTTTTCCACTTTATACTTACCATTAATTTAATCTCCCATATTGTGTCGTTGTTTGTATATTGTCTGACATTTTAAAATAAGTGTGTATAATCTTTAGGTGGTTTTTCACATTCTTCACATTGCATAGAAGATGTCCATTGTGCAGAAGGTTTCTTTTCTCCTTGTGAGTTATTATTGTTTTCTTGCATTTTATATGGTTAATCTCTCTATGGTCTAAATTTTCTCAAATCTTTTAGCCCTTCTTTAGCTTTTCTATATCCTCTTTTCCTTTTACTTAAAACTGGATCAATTTGAATAACACAGCCACAGCCACAATTCTTACAAACTAATTCGTGATGATCAAAAGCAATTACTTCTTCAGAATAAACATTGTGGAATACTTCAAAAGTATCATTATTACATTTTGAACAAAAAGTTTTTTCCCCCATTAGAATAAATCCCTCGCACCTTCAATGGCTTTAGTAGGATTAGCATGAAGATAAATTCCTGTAGTATCTAATCTGGAATGTCCCATTAACATTTGTATCTCATGTAGTGGTCGCCCACTCCCTGCTAAGAACGAACCAAACCCATGTCTTAAACTATGAAAGGTTATTTCTTTCTTTAGAGCTTCCCTTCCTATTTTAGTAATTGTATATTGTAAAGTTCTTCTTGGAATTTTAATTGGTAATCTTTTTAATGCTGTTTCATTAAATGCTTTAGGGCATGGAACCATTCTATCCTTTCCACCTTTACCTCCAACAATTCTAATTTGATTTGATTGAAGATCTATCTCATCTTTAGTTATTGGTTTAATTTTCCATTCTCCATTTTCTTTCAACCCAACAATTTCAGAAATTCTCATGCCAGCTTCAAATGCTAAAATGAAAGCAACCAAATAATCTTTGTTTAATTTTTTAGTTTTACAATATTGGAGAATCCTTTTGTATTCATCAAAGGTTACAAACTTAGGAAGTGCTTTTTTCCTTACAGGAGTTTTAGGTAATTGCTTTTTCAACTCCTCTATCTGTTGCCTAATTAAATTATCATCAGTATTCACCGATAAATGTGCAGGTTTAATTGGTATATGTTCTCGCATTTTATTTAGCTCTTGTCACTATGTACTTATAATATGCAACTATGGTTTATATACCTTTCGGATATTGTGCAATATCTATAGGTTGTATAACTTCTTTACCTTACTAACCAGCTTTTTATCTGAAACATATTCTAATGTTTTCTCTAGGAGGTGCAGATCAAACTCTTTTTCATTTAGATATTTTATTTCTTGTAATCTATGAAACTTCAATGTAGAATCTTTTGTTTTTTCAACATTTCTTTTTGAATCTTCCAATAGTTTTTTCTTTTCTTGTTCAGATATTAACCAAACATATTTTGGTTCTGTTGGTATAACAACACTTATAATTTTCCCTGTATGTTTTTTACTAAAGGGTATATGTGCTGAAGTACCAAAGGGAGTTACTTTTCCTTTTTCAACTCTCCCTTCTATTTCAAATTCTCGTTCTGTTATCTTTATTTTTGCCATTTTATTCTTTTAAAGTAACTCCTCCACCATAAGCCATATTATACTCTTGTTGTAAATATCTCGCTTCGGTTAAATCTTTAGCTGTGTCAATTTCTTCATTTTTCCAAATTAGTTTTATTTCCATTTTATTTCATTACCTCCAATACTTGATTTAATCTTTTTTCTTTTTCATCTTCATCAAGTTCTTCCCAATCTTCAGGCATTGTAAGTCCTTTGTTTTCTAAACCAGCTTTCAACATTCTTGCTTTCCAAGAATTTTTATCCTTTTGGTTATCACAAAAAAGTTCACCCATTTCTGCAACCATTGCAGTTGATTTCATGCCAGACCAATCTGTTTGATCTCCTTCTATAAATTCTTCACAAAGTTTTTCTTCAGTTTCAGATATAACCTTGTTTTTTAATGCTTTTCTAACAACTTCATACAATACACTTTGAAATGTGTATCTTTCCCAAGTTCTGTTTAGATAAACACATTTTCCATCTTGTATTTCTCGTCCATCTTTTAATAGAGTTGCTAGATGTCTAAAACCATTTCGAGTTTTTTCACTTCTACAAACTACTTCTATTTCTTTAGTTATTTTAAAAATTCTCATTTTAAAATAACTCCCTTTTTACTTATCGCTTTGTTTTCTATAAGTGCTTCTGCCATTCTGCCAAACCAACCTTGTAGTTTCCAAACCAATCCTGTTTTTATCAAGTAAGCCCACGCTTCCATTTGTTCTTTTTCAGTTGCGTTTTCCCCTTCACAAAAACCTTCAGCATAAGCTGTAGCCAAATAGCCATCAAACTTTATACTTTTTCTTTGTTGTGTTATTTTGTTATTCATATATCTAATAGATATATATACTATTTAAATGTATCTATTTTAAATTATTCTTAAAATTAATAAGATCTTTATCTCTTAGATCTTCTTGCCTTCACCAAATTTCTTAACATAATTTTTCGTTGGGTAGGAGATATTTTTCTTTTTATCCTTTTTTCTTTTCCTGGTTCTATCATATAAAAATCTCCCTCGTTTTCATATCCAACACTAACCTGTTTCCATTTTCTTCCCCAAAATCCAACTTTTCTAATTACTTGTGGTTTATGTTTTTTGAAATCTTCTTTTGAAGCATAGGTAGAAACCCTTACAACTTTTTCTCTTACAACTTTTCCACCTGAAACAAAACCACCAATATTTTTTGTACTTGTATAACCACCAAATCTATTTGATAAATATCTTCTAACATTTCTAACTCTTTCATCCATTTCCCTTTTAGAAATTTTCCTTTGTGTCTTTACGCCTGAAGTAGAAGGAACATAAACAGCTTGGTGAATTGGTAAATGTGTAGTTCGTTTTGCTTGTTCTTTTGTTAAATTAACTTTACCAACTTTAACCATGTAAAATAGTATACAATGTATACTATTTAAATGTTTGTTAAATATTGTTCTGCATAATCTGTAGTGCAGAAGTTATTGTAAAAATAGTAATTATAAAACTTATAACTCCTGCAAAGATTCCTGCTTGAATGTCGTCTGGAATTTCTATCATTAAATTATATCTCCTACATTTCCTAAATTATAATTTGCTTTTAGTTTCCAAACTATTTCACCATTAATTATTTCCTTACCTATAATTAATGCTTCTTGTTTTGGTTCTTCTTTAGGTTGTGCTTTAACTTCCTCAACAACTTCTTCTGTTTCATTATCCCCATCCCAGTTATGTTCTACTGGTGGTGGCGTTGGAACGTCTGCTACCTCTCCTTGCTTGTTTATCTTCATTATCTTTGGAACTTTGACCTTTGGTATAGCGAGTGCCATCTATTTCTTTACCTCCTTGTATTGATTAAAAGTTTTCGGAGTATGTAAGTTAATTAATAGGGTGGTTGGTGTGCTTTTCCACTTGAAAACCTTTATTTCACTAGTCATTTTTAGTATTATTTGCCTTAAAACCTCTTTTTATGTATCCTTGTTCTCGTGAGTGTACTCCTTGCAAACTAATTCCAAGTTTATCTGCAACTTGTTGTAAAGTTAATCCTTGTCCTCTTAATTTGAACACTTCAAATTGCTTATCTGTCATATTATTTCGATTAAGTTTGTCCTTCTCTTTTTGTCTTTTATCTTGAATCTTTTGTAAGAAATCTTTATTTAATTCATTAACAAATTTGAGTTTCTTGAATTCGTATATCTTTAGCATCTTATCTGATGGTAATCCATAACTAAACTTCTTCATTGGAACAACTCGCCCATTTAATTTTACTCTCATATACTTAGGATATATTTTTCCACTCTGTTGGTTGAGTTGGTGGAACTTTGGTTTAAGTTTACACACATTTCTATCAAAATCTATTCCACTTGTTGTAAAATGTGCATGGATTAATAACCTAGCCGACTTATTGAGCATACTAAGTACAGGTAAGTTAAATATCAAACATACATTCATAGATCTAAAACTTTGAAGAACATAAGTAAACATTTTAGAAACTTGATTTTGAAAATCTAAATTTCCTAATTGTGTTCCTGCTTCTTCAACAATAAGTATTTCCCCTCGTCTAACTGGGTTCTTCTTATCAGTTAATCTCTCCATCACTTCTTCAATAGAAAAACAAGTGTTAGTATCTGTTGGGAACTCCTCGTTAAATTGTTGTTTGTACCACAACTCTGCAATCCTTAAACAAGCATAGCTCTTTCCACTTCCTGTAGTTCCAGTTATAGCAAGTAAAACATTCTTATTGTTCTTAATTAATCTACTCTGTATATACTTATTGAATACTTCTCCCTCTTTCAGTTCAGTTTTAGCGTGTATTAATCTTCCCATTTTAGTTCTCAAAATCTGCAACTTCATAGAAACCAATTCTTTCTGTTAGCTTATTTAGTTCCTCGAATATCTTTAAATAAATATCCACTTCTTCGTCAATATAGAATTCATATATTGGTAAGTTCTTATTCAACCTACCTTCCATTATTTGGTGTTTGTTATTGAAAGCTTCCTTCTTCTCTCTAGGGTTCAAACCCTTCCACCAATTTGATTGTTGTTTAAGATACTCTCCCTTTATTTTATTTAGTTCCTCTAATATCTCTGGAAAGATTTTCTTAGCATCCTTATCAAAATCACAAGACATTAAAGCTCTACAAAGTTTAACTGTTTGAATGAACTTCTTACGAGTATCTTCCACATAAGAAACAACTTCATTTCCTTGTTTGTCTGTTCTAACATTGGTATAACCTGAACGCATCTCTCCGTTACCAGCGTCAATACATTGTCTTATTGAAACCATAACTAATACTTGGTGATTAAAGCTTTCCTTATTTCCATAACCATAGTTTTCTACATCACCTATTTCAAATCCCGAATCATCATTATCATTATCTACCAAACATCTTACCTACCCAACTTTTCTTTTGTTCACCACCATAATTCATTCCATCACTCATAGTTAAACTCTTGAAGATCCTTCTACTTTCTGTTCCACCTAATGCACGAGAGAATACTAGATAACAAACCTTGTAAATCATGTGAGCAACCAAAGTCATTTTAGCACTATCAGGACTTCCTTTGTTATAGTAAACCTTATCTTTGAAGTGTTCTCCAGGTGGAACAAACCCAAACTTCTCTAGGTTTACTATGAATAATCTAGTTATAGTTTCAATAACACTTTCCATAAGGAAAGATAACCTTTTCTCGTCAACAAACGCCATAGTTGTATTGTTTGTAAGTATACCATCAAGGTAAGATATTATTGCACCTCTACAAGAATCATTAACTAAAGCTTCCTTACTTTCATTTAGAATCCAAGTAGCACTTTCCTTTTCATAATGTTCACCTTTTAATGCATGGCTTAAATTATCTATAATCATCTTGGGATCTATCTGTCCAACAATATTACTTATGTCTGCTTCATTGTTTCCATACGAGGGAAACATATTATTCCCTTCAGGCATTAAAGAATTAGGATCTTCCATTTAACCTGGGGTAATGATCGGTGTAGTTGTAGACCTTAATGTTTGTGCTACATCAGCTAAACCAGTTACCACATCTTTCATACCTATCCAATTTATGTACATGATTATAAATAATATAAATACAAATGTCATCATGGTTATTATACTTTGGTATTTATCCCAGATACTTAGGAAGGTAAATCTTCTCTTAGCACTTTCTGCATTATCAAATCCCCAAGCTGTTGCTTCTTGATTAATAGCTTTAAGATTTAGTATAGTAATCTTATCACCTTCAGGTGTTGTAACCTTCGATAAACTTTCAGGTAAGATTGGTTCGTAATCGTCTATACCTTTTTGTGCTAACATTAAAGTTCTATTGGGTGAAGAAAGAAAGTCAGAACTTGGTGGAGGTATTTCACAAATAGCTATTCCTTTTCTTTTAATTCTAAAGCTGGTAATTCCACCAACCTTTTGTGATTTAAAGTAACCACCCAAACCAGTATTTAATTCTATAACCTTTCCATCAGAACGAGGTGTAACAATAATTAGAGGGATATTAAACTTCATACTTTCCCTTTTCTTTAGAGCATAAACACCACCAACAACAACAGCAACACCACCTCCAAGCATCCACATTAAAATAGTTTGGAAGGTTTGTAATGCACCACCAATTCCACCAGCACCTATTGAATCTAGTAACCCCATTTGTTTCGCTATGTAACAAAAGTTGAAATAGCTTTTAAACCTTTCTAACATTTAACATACATTTAAATAGTATACATTGTATACTATTTTTATGGGTTTCTTTTCAAGAGCAAGAAGTCGAGTAAAAAGTGCAGCTAGTAAAGTAAGGGCAAGAGTTACTAGACGAACAACAGTTACAAGAACTTCTATCCCTGCAAGAAAAGTCGCTTCTCCTGTATTTACTAGAGGACCAATACAATCATTTCCAACTTCAGGTGGAGGTGGAGGTGGTTCGGATCCTGTGGCTTCTGCACAAGGTGGTGGAATTATAACTGCTGATGATAGAATTATTAGAGGTTCTTTTCCAGAAGCTGGAAGACAAAGTGGAGGAGGATCAGGTGGTGGTGGGAATATAACCTTATCCCCAACTTCAGGTGGTGGTAGACAATTACAATCACCAGCATCAAGAAGTGATTTAAAACCTAAACTATCTGTTGAAAGAATTGGTTTTATTTCAGCAATTGATCCAAAGAAGTTTACAAGTACAGGTTCATTTACTGCACAAGCAGAACAACAAAGTAGAGAAACATTATCCTTAACAAAAGCACAAGCAGGAAAACAAACCTTCAAAAACATCTTCACATTTAAAACAATAGGTCGTGAAGGTGGTGGAGTTTATTGGAGGAATATTTTTACACCTTTTGATAGAGTGGGAATTAAAAAAGACTTATCAGATAAATTGAGTATTAAATCAGGGTTAGCTTCTATTAGTGGTAGGGGAACAATTACTGCTGAGGGTTTCGGACCAACAAGTATTGACACAAGTAAATTTTCATTAGGTAAGAAAAGACAACAAGAAGATTTAAATTTAGGTATATCTCCAACTTATGCAGGACTTCCATTAGAAGTTATTGCAGATAGAAAAGGAACTAAGATTGCTAAAGATATTCAACGTAACATTGATAGTGGTGGGATTACTTTAAAGCAAGGACAATCACAATTTGATATTCAATTTGCTAAAGAATTTGATCCAATATTTCAAGCAAAGAAAGGACAAGGTAAATCTAAATTGAGTTCTGGAAAGGGTACAAGATTAAGATTAGGAACAGAGATTGTAGGAATTGGTTTATTGTCTGTTAGTCCAGTTGGTAGAGCAGCAGTTGGCACAGGATTTATTGCTTCTTCAATACCAAATATAGGTAAAGCAGTTGGTGGAAAGAGTTTTACAAAGAAAGAAAGATTTAAAGCAGGAGGTTTAGGTGCATTTAAACTTGGGTTAGGTGTAACTGGTTTTGGAATATTAGGTAGAGGTTCAAGAGGTATTCTTGCACAAGAACAAAAGTTAGGGCAAGAGTTTCTAATTAAGAAAACTATTAAGACAACAACTGGAGATAGGATATTCCTAACAGAAAAGACAGGTGTAGATATTTTTAAGATTAAAGGAAAGAATTTAGATGGTTCATTAAGTGGACAATTTTCTATTCCCTTTAAGATAGATAAGAAAGGAACTATGATTAGTAGTAAAGGAAAGGGAACTATATTCTTAGAAAGTAAAGCACCATTCACAGGAAAAGAAACCTTATCCATTTCAAGCATAGGAAACATTGGTGCAACTACTGAAAAACTACCTGGATTTTTGAAACCATTTAAAGCACCTAAAGGTTCACAAGGTTTTGTTTCTTCAGGAACATTTGACGAGTTGGGAATAATGCAATTAACTAAAACAAAAGGTAAACTTAAATTAGGTTCAGGTAAAGGAGTGGAAATAGGAAGATTAGATTTAATAAGAGGGAGTGGTAGAAGCCAATTTAGTTCAATAGGTATTGGGAAAGAAACTAAAATACCTTCAGGTTTCTATTCACCAAAAGTTACAGTAGATATTCCCCCAACTAAATTTATTGACTTTACATCTGGAACTCCTAAGACAGGAATATTTATAAGAAAGAAGATTAAAACTAAGAAAGGAATAGATTTTATTTCAGAAGATTTAAAATTTGTTGGTGCAGATATTACTAATGTTGGAAGGTTAAGAGTTATAGATAATATTGCTAAACCAAGTACTAAAGATATATTTTCAACGAGAGGTGGTTTAGGTTTGAAGATACAAACAAAACAAATTCAAAAGAAAGTTATTCCATTTTCACCAGTTACGAGTGTTGCACAAAAATCATTTAAGAGTTTGAGTAGGGTTAATATTCCAACTTCAACACTATCTTCTAAGGGAACTATTGCAACACCATTATTAGGTAGTGTTCCATCTTCTATTTATCAAGGTAAAGGTATCTATGAACAAACTACTGGGGGATTACTTCCACCAAAACAAGGTTCAAGTTTAACATTCGCACCACAAATAAGTGGATTTAAATTCAATAACAAGTTAGGATTAGGAACTGGGTTAGGATTAGGAACTGGTACTGCATTGAAGTTTGGTTTAGGTTCTAAGTTAGATACAAAAGTAATACAGAATTTATTCCAACCAAGTAAACTTAGATTAGGAACTGGATTAGGATTAGCACAACAAACAAGACAACAAACTAGACAGCAAACAAGACAACAAACTAGACAGCAACTAAAGTTTGGGTTTGGGGTTGGTAGAATGAGTAGTATTTTACCTAGAATTAATTTAACACCAAGATTAGGTGGTGGATTATTCGCATTTGGATTACCTAAAATACCCAAGAAGAAGAAGAAGAAACGAACAACTAAAAGTTCTAAAGCACCAAGTAGAAGTCCTTCACTTGTTGCGTTAGGTTTAGATATAACTAGCATCAAAGCATTTAGAGGTGAAAGAACTTCACTAGGTATTCGACCAATTATAGTTAAGAAGAAGAAGAAAGGTAGTAAGAAATAATGAAACGTAAGAGAAAAAGTATGACTTTATTAGGACAGAGAATACCTATTGATATTAGAAATACAGCAGTAGCACACCAACTAAAACAATTCAAAATGGGTAAAAAAATATCACTACAACAATCTTACAGAGAGATAGCTAAGATATTTGATAGGAGGAAGTAATGAATAAACGAGGTGATTTTACTGGTGTTCTTTTTATGGTAGTAATGATTGCATCCTTTGCAATCTTTCTTTTAATTATAGGTTACATTGCACCAGAGATTTCTGATGAGTTAGTTAAGAATATTGGCATAAGTGATGCTGTTAATAATAGTTTGATAGTTACCAAACAAGTGGCACAGAATACTTTACCAACTGTTTGGTTAATGTTGTTCGGTGGTTTAATGTTAGGACTATTTGCAACTGCTTGGTTCGTTCCAAGTCACCCAATCTTTGCACCTGTGTTTGGAATACTAATGATAATAACTGTGCTAGTTTCAGTAGCATTAAGTAATGCTTACGAGGAACTAACGAATAATGCAATACTCGCAGGTGCTGCTGCCGAGCAAGGATTGATAGGGTTTATAATGATTAACTTACCTTTAATGTCATTAATAATAGGGGCAATAGTAATGGTGATATCATTTGCTAAACCACCAGGAGGAGATCAAAATGCATTGGGATAAGTTACTAACTATATTTCTATTTGGTTTGTTTTTAGTTAGTTTCGCTAGTGCATTTGAATTTGATAATAAAGAATACTATGATGAAGAAAAAGATACTTACACAATTAGAGATTCAATACTTGGAATACCAACAACTAAAGTATCGGAAATAACTAGAACTGGTTTAACAAAGATTGGTGCAACTAAAGTTTATTTAGATTTCAACTATAATTTATATGAAGATAATTATGTTGATCCTTTTAAATATATTAGATTAGATTTATTGATTAATAATGAATTGATTGATGGTGAACAAGTTCCATTTGAAATACTTGTAAAAGAAGGAACAAAACTTGAAGATAAAGATACATACACTAAATCTTGTGAAGTAGATGTTAAAAATGAAAGCAACACAATTTGTATTACCACAAAATCAGGTATAGAAAAGATAGTTGTAGATAATTATATTTCTTTAGATCAAACAAAACTAAGAAGTGGAAATTACCAAATTAGATTAGTTTTAGAAAAAGGAATTTATGATGAAGTAGATTGGATATTAAATCTTAATGGTCGTGAGTTGATTGAGTGGGATTTCTTAGGAAATTCACTACAGGGTTATTGGACTTTTGATAGTGCAGATGTAGATGCTGCATTTAATGTAGATAATAATAGTATAAATAATTTTACTCAATTTGTAGGTACTCCTATAAAAGTTGCAGAATCAAAGTTAGGAGCTTTTGCAATGAAATTTACTAGTGGTAATACTTTAGGAAATACAACAATTAATGCTACAGAAGTTAATACTTTTGGAGAATTTTCTTGGAGTTTTTGGATTAATCATACTGGAAGTGGAGCAGAACAAAAAGTAATGGCTCATAAGGACGTTGGATTTGGAAATAGATTTATACAATTAGACTCTCAAACACTAAGGTTTAGTTTAGGTGATGGTAGTTCTAATAAAAATGTATTAGCATTTGTTGGTGCGGATGAGTACCATTTCGTTGTTGTTACTGCTGATGAAGGGGATGCAATAAGAATATATGTTGATAATGTTCTTGAAGCCACTACTGGATTTGGAGGAAGTTTTACTAATAATGGTTTACCGTTCACAATAGGTTCAACTACCGCACTTAGTAATTTCTATAGTGGAATTTTGGATGAAATAGGATATTGGGATGTGGAATTAACTTCAGGAGATGTAAATTCAATGTGGAATAATGGAGATGGTTTAGCTTTTCCTAATCCTGTATTTCCAAGTCCAATAGTTACTTTAAACTCACCAGCAGATGCTTTGGAACAAATAAATAAAGCAGTTACTTTTAATTGTTCTGCAACTAACACTCCAAATAATATAATCAATGTAAGTTTATATTTGGATGGGGTAATTAATTATACTGAAAGTGGAAACGATACTACTATTGAATTACTCCAAACTATAGGAGAAATAGGAAACGGTGGACATAATTGGACTTGTACTACAAGAGATGAACAAAATCAATTTGGTGAAACTACAAACAGAACATTTACTATATCTGATTTTGCAGTAAGTTCACAAACATATAATGCTTCAACCTATCCAACTGCATTGGAAGCATTCATTATTAATGTAAGTTTTAATAGTTCGGAGTTTCCAGTATCAACAGCTACATTGAATTATAACAATACGATTTACTTAGGAACTACAGTTGATACTGGTGATGATAAATCCTATACAACTTCCTTAATAGTTCCTGAATTGGATATTGCAAAGAACATAAATTTCTATTGGAGTTTCATATTAACTAATTCTACTGGAAACAATTACTTTAATAGTTCAACCAATAATCAAAGTGTAGATATAATTAATGCAAGTATATTAGGTTCACCGTATACTAATGCTTTCATTAACTTTACTACTTACGATCAAGATAACTTAACTAAAATAACCTCGAGCATTGCAAGTACCCTTGAATATGGAATATCTTCTATTACAGAAACTTTAAGTTATTCAGATTCAAGTGGAAGTAAATTTAGTTTTGAATATGCTTTTGAACCACCACACTTAGATTATTTAGTTAAAGGTGATTTAGAATTTACTAAATCAAATTATGTAACTAATAACTATGTGTTATTACAACAATCAATATCTAATATAACTACAAACCAAAGTATATACTTATTGAATAGTAGTCGTTCAACTTCATTCATAGTGCAAGTAAAAGATAGTTCTTTTGATGGAGTTGCAGGTGCAGTAATAGAATCTCAAAGATATTATCCTTCCACAAATGAATGGATTACTATTGAAAGTTTTGAAACTAACATTGAAGGTAAAACTATTGGACACTTCGTTATTGAAGATGTGAACTATAGATTTAAAGTGTATGTAAATACTATATTAGTATTAACTTCCACACCAACATTAGTATTCTGTGAATTAACTCCTTGTACTATTACTTTAAAACTTCCTAGTACAAGTGAAGATCCTTATGCAAATACTAATCCCTTATCCGAATATTCTAGTAACTTAATTTATGATTCTTCTACTGAAACATTTACTTTTACTTATACTGATACTGATACTGCAACACAAGGTGGAAGATTAAGAGTTGTAAGAACTGACTTTGGAATTGCAAGTAATGTGGAAATTTGTAATGAAGCTAATCCAAGTGGAACAGCAGTAATTATTTGTGATATTTCTTCAGAGATAAATGGAACTTATATTGCAAGTGGTTATAGTAATAGGACAAGTGATGAAAGTAAACTAACAGAAAGAATAGGTATAGCTAAGATAAGAAATATTATAGGAGAAATTGGAGGAGATGGATTAATTTGGAGTGCTTTCTTCTTTATAGCAATAACTTTACTATTCTTATTCTCACCTTCAATGGCTATAATATCTTCAATGTTTTCTATAATAGCAATAAAGTTAATGGGCTTGGTAGACATTTCATTAATATCAATTATTGCTTTACTATTTACAGGGGCAATAATCTTAGGAGTGATTAACAAATGATGAATAAAAAAGGAGGGATTCTTCCAAGAGATATAATGTTTATGGTAATTATATTTGGAGGAATTATGGCTTTAATGTCTGTGTTTGTTTTAGATATGAGTACCACTTATGGCAATAATAATCTTACTACTGAATATAATGCATTAGGGGTTAGCACAATAGGAGATATAGTTTCAGACAATGTTACCACAACAGTACAATCTCAAAGAGATGCAACTGAATCATTAACTGAAGGGAAAACAGGAGTAATTGCTGCAATAGGTAAAGGTTTAGATATTATTCAAGGGGCAGCCAAAATATTACTTGGTGTATTTAATATCCCTTCCATTGTTGATACTGCTTTAGATGCAATGTTTGGAAGTGAAGAAGAAGTACCTCTTATAATAAAAAACATAATTACTGTTATGATTCTTGGATTGTTAAGTGTTGCCATTATCTTTGGAATAATATCTGCCTTGTTGAAAGGAGGTAAATTATAATGGCGAGGTATGCTGCACCAAGTGGGAACATAACTTCAACAGGAGATTTATTCATTCAAATCAATAGTTGGACAAGTAACTTCTTCTTTGTAGCTGTAACCTTTGCACTATTTTTTATTATGTGGATTAGATTATCTTTCACACAATCAGCTGGTAGATCATTAGTAGCTGCTTCATTTATTACAATGATATTTACTGTACTATTAAGGTTAGCAGATTTAGTAAGCACAGGTTACATGGTAACATTTATAATACTTACAGGAGTAGGTGTGGTATGGGCTTATGTAGAAGGGACCAGAGGTTCAGGATGACTAAGTTATTTTTAATTCTATTGGTGTTTACAAGTTTTTTAACTATTGCTTCCGCACAATTACAAATTGGTAGTGGGGAAAGTAGTTGGAATGTAATTATGCCTCAACCAGAAATATCAATACAAGATACAAATGCTACAACTGCGTGTGCTGGGGGTGAAGTTCTTTTTGGTAATGGTTCTTGTGGAACTATTGGTGGTTCAGGTGGAATAGGTGATTTTAGTTTTACAGATTTTCAAGCATCATACTACTTGAACTTAACAAATATTTTCGACCAAGCACTTAACATAACAAGTAGTGTTACATTCGGTAAACTAGATTTAATGAATGGTCCTAGTGGAAGTCAGGTTTTATTATCTTTACATAATCAAAAAATAGATGGTGTTCATGCATTAATTTTTAATGATCCTGGACGAGATGAAGGTTTGATTTGGGCTAATAACATTGATGAATGGAGATTAGATATATCTCGTCAACCAAGATCTAATTTTCTAGGAGCTAACACTACACTTCCTGGAGATTTCTGGATATTCGCAAGAAACAAAACTTCAGAAAGTAATATTAGATTAGCAAGAACTGTTTTAATACAGAGAGGAGATACTAATGCATCTATGGTTCAGTTTAATGTTGATACAAATGAAACAAACATAGTTGGAAACTTTAATCTTTCAGGTTTTCAAACATTAGGAACAGCAACTCAAGGAGGACTTTCAGCAGGAGATATAAATATGAGTGGGAATTTAACAGCACAAGGTGGTTTGTTTAAAGATATTTTGAAGATTGGTGGTAATGGAGCTTTGGATTTTTTCAATAATTCTGAAACTGGGTTCTATAGAATAAGGTCTGGTGGAACAGGAGGAAATACATGGACATTTAGAGATAAGAGTGATGTTGCAAGATTACAATATAATGGACAAGAATGGGATTTTTTAGATGAAGTAACAATAAATGAAACTTTAACCTTAAATAATGATTTAATATTAAGTTTAGATAATGCAAAAATTACTTGGCCTGCTGTTAATGATTCTAAGATAAATACTTTTCGAGGAGGTTCAAATGTAAATTTTATGAGATTTAATTTATTATCTCAAAGTCCAACCTCGAATGTAGTTTATGGTTTTTTCAGGTTAGTAAATACTACTGGAGAAAGGAGTGTAAGTTTTAATGTTGGAGATGATTCTCCAGATGATGCTCATAAGATAAGTGTATCTGGTGAAACCTTTTTCAACGAACAAGGTAATGAGTTATTGGACTTTAGAATAGAAGGAGATACCGAACAACACTTATTCTTCGTAAATGCAAGTACAGATAGAATAGGTATAGGAACAGCAACTCCAACACATGAATTAAATGTAGTTGGAGATGTAAATATTACAGGATCTTACTATGGAGATGGTAGTAAATTAACAGGTATTTCTTCTAGTAATCCTTTTGATCAAGATTTGAATACAACAAATAGTCCAACATTTAATAATTTAAATTTAAGTAATGATTTAATATTAAATTCAGCTAATAAAAAGATTATTTGGGAAGGTGTGAATGGTTCTTTTATTAAGTCTTTTGTAACTTCTGGTTCAGCGAATTTTATGTCTTTTGATATTATAACTGAAAGCCCAACAACATCTGCACAATATCGGTTTTTTAGACAAACTAATACTACAGGAAACAAAAGAGTAATATTAATGCAAGGAGATAATACTGCAACTGTTGTTCACGATCTTAGGGTTGATGCTACAACAGTTTGGAATGAACAAGGTAACGAATCATTAAACTTTAGAATAGAAGGAGATACCGAACAACACTTATTCTTCGTAGATGCAAGTACAGATAGAATAGGTATAGGAACAGCAACTCCAGAAGAAATGTTAGACATTAATGGAAGTTTAAATGTGTTTGGTAATTTAAGTTTTTTAGGTTCTCAACTTTCAACAATTATTTTAAATAATTCAGATAGTGGAGAACTAAGATTAGATTTAAGTGAAAATGATATAACTTTTTATAGAAATGCTCAAAGTATAATTCGTATGCGAGGAGGTAGTAATTCTTTAATTAGAATAGGGAATGATTCCGTAGCAAGTGATCAATTTGGATTAACAATAAGACATAATGGAAGAATAGGTATAGGAACAACAAATCCAACACATGAATTAAATGTAGTTGGAGATATAAACATTACAGGA